TAGACAAACTCCACATACCCCACAGTGATGTTTTCTACGTGCGACAGGCAGTAGAGGCACACTATGGTCGTTCTTTTACTTTGAAGCACGTAGAAGATGCTATGAGAGCAGAGGGCTGGACAGAGAAGAACGAGTAGCTAAATGTTTACTGCCATAGTACTAGCTTGTATAATGACTGCACCAGACACGTGTGTAGAGGCAGTGGATACTCGTGGCCCATACCCTACTGAAGAGCAGTGTGTGATGAGAGCATATCAGATGATGACGGAGTTACAGGTTTTATTTCCTGTGCCGCATAAATATGAATACAAGTGTGTACCTAAAGGAACTGAGATATGAGTGTACCTGAGAGAGTTAAAACTAAGATGAAGGAGGAGGGGCTTACTGGCGTTAATAAGCCGAAGCGTACTCCCAAGCATCCAACTAAGTCACACTGCGTAATGGCTAAAGAAGGTGACACATATAAATTTATTCGCTTTGGACAGCAAGGCGTATCAGGTGCTGGGAAGAACCCTAAGTCTGCTAAAGACAAAGCACGTAAGAAGTCCTACTACGCACGTCACAATGCACAGGGCAAGCCGACCAGCAAGCTGTCAGCGAAGTACTGGTCTCATAAAGTTAAATGGTAGTATAGGAGACACCAATGGCTAAAGATGATGATAATATGTTTACTGTACCTAAAGCGTTTAGATCAGACGCGGGTAGATATTATGACACACAAGGTAAAAAACCTGACGAAAAAAAGTATGCACGACTAATGGCTGACCTAGCGTCACTAGCAATACCGGGTGGTATTATTGCAAAGGGTGTATTTAAATTTGGTAGACTTACAGGGCCAAAAGCTGTTGAAGCGGCTCGTAAAGCTATTATTAAAGCAAAAGAAGCTAAGGCAAAGAAAGCAATAGAACAAGCAGGTAAAAATTTAAAACAGCAAAGTGAAGTTGCAAAAGCAACTAAACCTAAACCTAAACCACAGTCTGAGGCAGCGCGAGTACAACAGAAACCAAAAGTAATGCCAAAGCCGGGTAAAGCAGTTACACGTGTTAAACCTTCTGCTGCTGCTGCGAAGCGTATGCCAAAGCCGGGTATGAAAAAAGCTACAGTAACTTCTTCTAAAACTAGGGCAAAACCTGAACTAAAAAAACCTGCAACGTCAAAACCTGTAGCATCGTCAACTAGCAGTAATCTAAAAAAAGCAGCCGTAGTTGCCGCAGGTGTAGGATTAGCAGATAAAATTATAAGGGATGGAAAACCTGCAGATGCAGCATCTCGCAATAAACGGGGTGGCGGTGGACCATCAACACGCGGTGGAATACGCGGCACAAATCTGAAGCCGGGTAGTGGTGGACCAGCAACACGTGGTGGAAAGCGTGGGACAAAAAAGACTGTAGTAAAGCCTAACAACAAAGCTGTACGTACTTCTATTTCAGCAAGTAAGAACACAGGATTTGGTCCTAAAGGTAATATTTTCCCTAGCAATGCGGCTGAACGTGCAGCACTTATGAAAATGTACGGTGGTACAGGTTCAGCAGCAGCAAAGGCAGCGGCGGCAGGTACTCAAGGAAACATTAAAGCAGGAAAAGCAGCATTAGCGGCAGCGAAAAAAGCACGTCTACAAAAAGGGAAATAAAATGGCTAAAATGAAAACACCTGTATCAAAGACCGACACAATGGACAATGCTGTAAAAAACATGAACGTGACGGAACTAACAAAGACTATTGCTGACCCTAAAACACCAGCACCTATTCGGAAGGCTGCTAAACGTAAGCTAGATAGACTGTCAAATGCAGACAGAACTGCAATGATGGGTGGTGGCTACGCTACCAAAAAGATGGCTAAAGGTGGGTACGCTAACTGCGGTGCATCTGTACCGGGTACACAGCGTAATAAATAACATGGCCCCCGCTAAAAAGAAAGCCCCAGCAAAGAAGAAAAAGATGTCTGTAGGAGGCGTGGCTAAGAAGCGTAACTACCGTAAGGAGTACGACAATTACCACGCTAACCCTACACAAGTTAAACGGCGTACTGCTAGGAATGCGGCTCGTGGGGCTTTAATCAAGTCTGGTGCTGTTAGGAAGGGTGACGGTAAAGACGTGGCCCATCGTAATGGTAATCCTACAGACAATAGACGTTCTAACTTATCTGTACAGCGTCCTTCACAGAATAGGTCTTTTGCACGTACAAAGACTGCAGGTAAAAGGAATAGACAAGCATAATGAGTATTACTAGCTATCCAGAAAAAGTAACCTTTGGTGGCGGGGTAGGTGACTACCCTTACTACCTACAGGTATCTCGTGGACTTGTTACTGGACACAAGCGTGTATTCAAATTCGGATATAACGAAGAAATACAAAACATCGAAGAGACCATTTGGGATGTGGGTGGTATATATGCTTACCCATCTAGTGCTGTAACAATGACAGCGACAAGTAGTTCAGGTGCTACAGACGAAAACGTACAAGTTACCATTCAAGGTTTAGACGCAAGTTACAATGAATTATCTGAAACAGTAACACTGAATGCATCAGGAACTGCAACAACAACAGGTAGCTTTTTAAGAGTAAATCGTGCTTTTGTTGCAAGTGGCACAGCATCTGCAGGAAACATCACAATTGCAAATGGTGGCACAACATACGCTTATGTATCAGCTTTGCATCAACAAACCCTGATGGCAGTATGGACTGTACCTGCAGGTTATACAGGCTATTTATTTCAAGTAGATACAACTGCTTTTACGGTACAGAACAATAAAGTTGCTACCATAAGAATGATAACAAGAGAATTAAATGGTGTATTTCGTACTCAACAGAAGTTTGATTTGTTTCAAGCGTCATATCATCAAGACATTGTTTGCCCACAGCCAATACTTGAAAAAACCGATATTGAGTTTCGTGCTGTAGCAGACAGTTCAAATGCTGACTTACGAGTTTCTGCGACCTTTGACATTATCTATATAGAGAACACAGCACCATGACAACTAAAAATCGTACGATAGCTAAACTTCTTACTGCAAGTAATGTAGACTTATACACAGTCCCTGCTAATTATGAAGCTAATATTAAAAGTATTTACGTAAATAATGCGTCAGCTAGTACACAAACATTTAGCTTAGACTATTACGATGTACAGAACACTACATATCACACACTAGCAGAAACAGTTAGTATGCCCCCTAATTCACTGCTACAGATTACAGATAGCCTGTGGTTCTATAAGGGTGATAAGTTTCGTGGACTAGCTAGTGCTACAGACTCTATTACCGTAGTCTTCAACGTAGAAGAGACATTTATACCACAGAGAGGATAAAGGAGATGCCCCTAACAACTAAAGGTACTAAGATTAAATCAGCAATGAAAAAGAAGTACGGGGAGAAAAAGGGTGAACAAGTCTTCTACGCAGCAGCCAACAAAGGAACAGTTAAAGACGTGGAGAAAAAGCAAGAGTTTAAGAAAGGTGGGTCAGTTAGAAAAACTAGCAAACCGAAGGTCACTAAAAAGAAGAGCAAAAGTAGAGTTAATGAAGCTGGCAACTACACTAAGCCAACACTAAGAAAGCGTTTGTTCGAGAAGATTAAAGCTGGCAGCAAGGGTGGTAAGCCCGGTCAGTGGTCAGCACGTAAGGCACAGATGCTTGCACGTGAATATAAAGCAGCGGGGGGCGGCTATAAGAACTAATGGATATTGAAGGTCTGTCCAAAGGTATAGGTGTAATTACAGCAACACTGGCATTGATTGGCGGTGGCTATACACTATATGATAAACTTGGCATAGACGACCCTATCCTAACGTGGTCGCCAGAACACTTTAAAATATCCGATGGTCCACGAGACGGTGAGTTTAAAGTTGCCGTAGCCAGAGAAAAACATAGGGATGACTGCACAGTTACTGATTTTATATTGGATGTACGTGACAGTGAAATGTTTGTACATAAGGCTACGCCATCAATTACAAAGTTTATGGGTCCAGCCACAGACAAGGTGGATACCTTTGCGTACACGATTAAATTAGATAAGCCAGAAAAGGCTGCTACAGGAAAGGCTACATTAATAGCATACATTCATTACGAATGTCCTGAAGGACAAGTTGTCGTCAACTACCCCGACCACGAAAACTTGACGTTTAACATTGAATAGATGGAACACGTATTTCTGCTTCTTGTTTATTTAGGTACAGGAGACTTTCGTACTTTAATCAGTGGCGATATGTACTTTAGAAATATAAACGAGTGTAATTACTTTGCTAGTCAAGCATCTAAACGGTATGGCAATTACCAATACAATAATTATTTAGACCCAAAGGATAGAGTTACTGCCTATTGTGTCCCTAAATATCTTAACCCTGAAAATATAAGGATATACTAATGGACCCCATTAGCGCAATGGCTACCGCATCGGCGGCTTTTACAACACTTAAAAAAGGCTTTGCTATTGGTCGAGACATCGAGTCGATGGCATCAGATATCGGACGCTGGATGGGTGCGCTGTCTGACTTGGACCAAGCAGAAAAAGAAGCCAAGAATCCTCCTATATTTAAGAAGCTGTTTGCTGGCAAGTCTGTTGAGCAAGAAGCGATGGAAGCCTTTGCAAACAAACGCAAGGCACAGCAGCAACGTGAAGAACTAAAGAACTGGATTGAGTTTACGTTAGGCCGAAAGGCTTGGACTGATTTGATTGCTCAAGAAGGTGCAATCCGTAAACAACGTCAGGAGACTATCTATCTGCAGCGTGAGAAGCGGCGCAAGTTTATAGCTGTGGTTGGCTGGATCTTTATGGGGCTAGTTGGTTTTGCTGTGTTGTCTGCTTTTGTGATGCTACTGATGGCACATCAAGCTAAAGCAAGTACTAACTCAGACTACGTTATTTGTAGGAAGAGTGGCTGCACGAAGATAGACAATCAAGTAGCTTGTGTNTTTAACGGCGCAGGTAATACACAGGAAACTATGTTTTTTAGTAAGAATGAATGGATACCCCAAGAGTATCAGTGTAAGTATAAGCCGAATGAAAAACGTCCTCCTACACTTAGAGAAACATTAGAAGCAATTAGAGAGTCACAAAAGTAATGAAGAAGCCACAGAAGAGCCTAGTTAATTGGACCAACCAAGATTGGCGCACTAAGAGTGGCGAGCCTTCAGCGAAGACGGGTGAGAGATATTTACCTGCAAAAGCAATAAAGTCCTTGACAAGTGCGGAGTACTCTGCTACAACTAAGGCTAAGAGACAGGGAACTAAAGCTGGTAAGCAGCATGTATCGCAGCCTAAAAAGATTGCTAAGAAGACTGCACAATTTCGGAGGGGTTAATGTTAAACCTATTGATAGGCCCATTATCTCAATTAGCGGGAACATGGTTAGATGGAAAAGTTGAAAAGACTAAAGCAGAAGCTGCAACCAAAGTGGCAAAAGCTAAAGCTGAAGCTGTCATTATGGAAAAGAAAGCTACAGGAGAAATTGATTGGGACTTGGAGATGGCTAAAGGAAGTCAGTCTTCGTGGAAAGACGAGTGGCTTACGATACTATTCTCGATTCCTCTCATTCTTGCATTCATTCCGGGTATGGAAGAAGTAGTTGCAAACGGATTCGCGCAACTCAATGCAATGCCTGAATGGTATCAATATTCCTTGGGCGTTATCGTTGCCGCTTCTTTCGGAGTGCGTAGCGCGACTAAATTCTTTGGCAAGAAATAATGTACCATATGTGGGACATGAACAACAGGACAACAGAAGAGCAAGCGAGGATTAATTGTGACCGTAGCAATGGAAAGAATACTGGCGTGGAAGATACTGCCACGTTTGATGATGATTATGATGTCGCTATCCGCTTGGCGGGTAGTGGAGTGGTTTATGACTTTGCCAGACCCAACAACACAACAGTCGGCTCTAGTTAGCGTAGTAACAGGTGCTATGACTGGCGCATTTGCAGTATGGATGGGACACGAAAAATGAAGTACGACAGACACCAATTTATTGAGAAGNTAATTGCACATGAAGGCTTACGCCTTGAAGTATATCAAGACTCACTAGGAATTGATACAGTAGGTATCGGACGTAACCTAGAAGACCGTGGCATCACTAAGGATGAACTAGATTGGATGGATTACCCGTCTATTGATTATGTTTACTCTGACGGTATCAGTGAAGCAGATGCCATGTATCTAGCAACNAATGACGTAGAGATTGTCGAGGAAGAACTTGTACGTGCGCACCCTTGCGTAGACAAGCTAGACGCTGTACGTCAACTTGTGCTTATGGACATGGCATTTAATATGGGTGTGCCACGTCTATGTAAGTTTAAGAAGATGTGGGAAGCTGTACACAACGAAGATTTTTCTACTGCNGCAAAAGAAATGCTTGACAGCAGGTGGGCAAATCAGGTAAAATCNCGTAGNACAAAATTAGCTAACGCAATGCATAATGGAGAGTTTTAATATGGCTAAGAACTTTAAACCTTGTAAGGGCTGTACTACACCTGCTAACTGCAAGGCAGTCAACGGCTGTCAGAATAAAGGTAAGTAACTATGGCTAGACAGCTAACAGACAAACAACAGAAACTNCTCAACGTCCTCTTTGAAGATGCTGGTGGTGATTTGGTGCAAGCAAAGAAAATGGCAGGATATGCTGACACTTCTAGTACTGCAGAAATTGTTAAGGGTCTTAAGGAAGAAATCCTCGAAGCGACTCAAATGTATATGGCGCGTAATGCGCCGAAGGCTGCGATGGCTATGGTAGGTGGTCTACATGACCCAACTGAACTAGGTATCCGTGATAAGATGGCAGCAGCAAAAGAACTGCTCGACCGTACTGGTCTAGTGAAAACTGAAAAGATGCAGGTAGAAGCATCAGGGGGTGTTATGCTTATGCCACCTAAAGCAATCGTAGAGGATGACGACTAATGGCACTGGATGAACTAGATGAACGTAGAGCAAAAGTAAAAGAAAAATATCGCCCATTGACAAAAACAGAAATTAATAATCTTTCACCTGCTCAAAAGAAACGGTATGATGAGGCAGTAAAAAATCAAAATATTGTTGTAACAATTAAAGGCGATAAAAAATTTTCAGGTACTAGGTTTACTGAGATTGATTCAGAGACATTTAAGCCTGTAAAAAAACCTATTATGAATACTCCAAAAGCTAGACAAAAAGCTAGAGTAAAAGCCAATGAATACAAAACTAGTGACCCTTCTAAAAAAGGATATTCTACAGAGTTAAATATGTCACTTCCAAAAGCAAAGCCTAAAATAGCACCCAAAGAAAAACTTGACTATAGAGTAGGTGGTATGGTTTTATCTACAGTAGACAACCGCAAGAAAAAATGACTAGAAGCATAGGTAAGTGGAAACTTCCCCAACCAACCGACATTAAAGAAGAAAACGAATGGGTGCAGATACCTCGCATTGCTAGGACTGTACCCTTCGGCTATAAACAAAATGATGAAGACCCCGACATTCTTGACCCTATACCAACAGAGTTAGACCTATTAGAAAAAGCACGTAGCCACGTAAATCAGTATAGTTATCGTGAGGTAGCGAATTGGCTGAGTACAAATACTGGTAGATACATTTCACACGTGGGATTAAGGAAACGGTTACAGAATGAGCGAAGACGTAAGAACCAAGCTAAAAGCCTCCTCAAGTGGGCAGAGTATGCGGAAACGGCAATCGCCAAAGCGAAAAGCCTCCAAGAAGAAAGAACAGGCTCCAAAGCCAACGGTTGAGATTAAGACTGTTGAGTTTGATACTACGGAGATTGAGCAGCATCAGAACGTGTTGTTCAAACCTAACCCCGGCCCACAGACAGACTTCCTAGCTGCGGCAGAACGAGAAGTACTATTCGGTGGTTCAGCAGGTGGTGGTAAGTCTTACGCTATGCTNTCAGACCCGCTACGATATATGGGGCATCCTTCTTTTAGTGGGNTGCTTTTGCGACATACAACAGAAGAACTGCGAGAACTTGTATTTAAATCGCAGGAGTTGTACCCAAAAATCTGGCCCGGTATCAAATGGTCAGAACGTAAGATGCAGTGGGTCGCACCATCTGGCGCAAGATTGTGGATGTCTTATCTTGATAGAGATGATGATGTCTTGCGTTATCAGGGTCTAGCGTTTAGCTGGATAGGGTTTGACGAATTAACTCAGTGGGCCACACCTTACGCATGGAATTACATGCGGTCTCGTCTACGGTCCACTGCACCCGACTTGCCCATCTATATGAGGGCTACAACTAACCCCGGTGGCAGAGGTCATCACTGGGTAAAGAAGATGTTCATTGACCCGTCACCATATAACAGGGCGTTTGATGCAACAGATTCAGAAACAGGAGAAGTACTCCGNTATCCAGCAGGACACGAAAAAGCTGGGAAGGCACTATTTAANAGACGCTTTATCCCAGCGAGACTATCTGACAATCCTTATCTGTCAGAGTCNGGCGATTATGAAGCGATGCTTNTATCTATGCCAGAGCAGCAGCGTAGGCAGCTTCTTGATGGTGATTGGGATATTAAAGAAGGCGCAGCCTTTACTGAGTTTGACCGTAACATTCATGTTGTTGAGCCTTTTGATATTCCTAGTAACTGGGTTAAGTTTAGGGCTTGCGACTATGGTTACGGCAGTAAGTCTGGTGTTATCTGGTTTGCTGTTGCACCTAACGAACAGCTTATCGTATATCGAGAACTGTACGTCAGCAAGGTATTAGCCACAGACTTAGCGGATATGATACTAGACCTAGAAGCTGGTGATGGCACTATTAAGTACGGTGTGCTTGACTCTTCTTTGTGGCACAAGCGTGGCGACACTGGCCCTAGTCTTGCTGAACAGATGATTGGTCGAGGCTGTCGTTGGAGGCCATCAGACAGAAGTAAGGGTAGCCGTGTAGCAGGTAAAAACGAAATACATAGGCGTTTGCAGGTAGATGAATTTACAGAGGAACCAAGACTTGTATTCTTTAGTAACTGCACAAATGTCATATCACAACTACCGTCCATCCCTCTGGACAAGAAAAATCCAGAAGACATTGACACGCATAGTGAAGACCACTTGTATGACGCACTAAGATATGGTATAATGTCCAGACCAAGGTTTAGTATCTTTGACTATGACCCTATGGGTAGACCAAGCACAGGTATGCGGGTAGCAGACAGCACCTTCGGCTATTAAGGAAAAAACTATGAATGAAGATGAAATTATGATTGAAGACGATGCGATTGCATTGGAAGATACAGATGAGTCTGTAATTTTTGATGCAGAAGTAACTTCAATTATTCCGTTTATTAATGAGAAGTATCAACGAGCAGAAGACTACCGTGAGCAAGACGAAGACCGCTGGCTACGTTCTTATCGTAACTACCGTGGTTTGTATGGCCCAGATGTACAGTTTACTGAAGCAGAGAAGTCTCGTGTCTTTATCAAAGTAACAAAGACCAAAACACTGGCAGCATATGGTCAGGTTGTTGATGTATTGTTTGCTAATCAAAAGTTTCCTCTGACTGTAGACCCAACGGAGTTGCCTGAAGGTGTAGTGGACTCTGTTAGCTTCGACCCACAGGAACCAGAGCAACTGCGTGGTGAGACTTCTTTGTCTAGCCCATATGGTTTTGCTGGTGACGGTAATGACTTGACTCCGGGTGCTACAGCAATGTCACTCCAAGAAAAGTTAGGCTCTCTAGGTGATAAGCTAGAACCAGTATCTGATAAACTCAGCGAAGGTCCGGGCAAGACACCTACTGCTATTACGTTTAGCCCTGCAATGATTGCAGCTAAAAAGATGCAGAAGAAAATCCATGACCAGCTAGAGGAGTCAGGTGCTAGTAAGCACATGCGTAACTCCACTTTTGAGATGGCTCTGTTTGGCACGGGTGTGCTGAAGGGGCCATTTGCAATTGATAAAGAGTACCCTAATTGGGATGAAGATGGGAATTATTCCCCTGTTTTCAAAACTGTCCCACAGATTGAACACGTATCTGTTTGGAACTTTTATCCAGACCCTGATGCTAATTCTATGGACGAAGCACAATACGTAATCGAACGTCACAAGATGTCTCGTTCACAGTTGCGTCAGCTAAAGAAGCGTCCTTACTTCCGTGGTCAAGTCATTGACGAAGTTATTCAGATTGGCGAGAACTACACCAAGAAGTATTGGGAAGACGACTTGTCTGACTATGCACCTGAAAGTGCTATTGACCGTTTTGAGGTTCTTGAGTATTGGGGAATGGTCGATGTCGAAATGCTCGAAGAGCAAGACATCACTATTCCAGATGAACTAAAAGACTTTGACGAACTGCAAGCAAACGTGTGGATTTGTAACAACAAACTTATCCGTATGGTTCTTAATCCATTCAAGCCAGCTAAGATTCCATATCATGCTGCGCCGTATGAACTAAATCCTTACTCATTCTTTGGTGTAGGTATTGCAGAAAACATGGACGATACGCAGACCTTGATGAATGGTTTCATGCGTATGGCTGTAGATAACGCCGTGCTATCAGGCAACTTAATTATGGAACTAGACGAAACTAATCTAGTACCGGGCCAAGACTTGTCACTGTATCCGGGTAAAGTATTCCGGCGGCAGGGTGGCGCACCGGGTCAGGCTATCTTTGGTACAAAGTTCCCTAACGTATCTTCTGAGAACATGATGTTGTTTGATAAAGCACGTCAGCTTTCAGATGAGTCTACTGGTTTGCCGTCTTTTTCACACGGACAAACAGGCATTTCTGGTGTAGGTCGTACTGCATCAGGTATCTCTATGCTTATGGGTGCAGCCTCTGGCAGCATTAAGACTGTAGTAAAGAACGTAGACGACTATCTACTACGTCCTATTGGCGAAGGTTTCTTCCGCTTCAATATGCAGTTTGACTTTGACCCAGAGATTAAAGGCGACCTAGAAGTTAAGGCGCGTGGTACAGAAAGCCTTATGGCTAACGAAGTGCGTAGCCAGCGTCTGATGCAATTCCTTCAGACAGCAAGTAATCCTGCACTTGCACCTTTTGCTAAGTTCCAGTACATCATTCGTGAGATTGCTACATCACTGGACTTAGACCCCGACAAAGTAACCAACAACATGGACGAAGCTGCTCTGCAAGCAGAGATTATGAAAGGCTTCCAAGCACCTGCCCCCGTACCGGGGCAAGAAGGCGCACCAGCGGGTATTAACCCAATGGACCCTACAGGTGCAGGAGGAGGCACAATAGGCGTAGGACAGGCTCCTATGCCGGGTGAACAGGGATTTAGTGCAAATGGACAAGAAGCAAATACTCAGCAACCTCAAGCCGCTGGTGGGCAACAACCACCAATGGGAGGCATTCAACAATTACTTGGATAATGCAATCGAGCAACATCAAAAAGTAATGGAACAATCAACAGATGTTATTGTGCTGCATAGACAGCAAGGTGCAATAGCAGTACTACGTAGGCTAAAACAACTTAGGGATGAAATAAATGGCTCTGGATAAACAAATGGAAATGTTTGATGATGGCGGTCTTATGGACGAAGGTGGCACAGTAGACCCTGTTTCGGGTAATGATGTACCACCCGGTTCTACACAAGAAGAAGTGCGAGATGACATTCCTGCACAACTTAGTGAAGGTGAGTTTGTATTCCCTGCTGATGTTGTTCGTTATATTGGTTTGGGCAACTTGATGCGTATGCGTCAGGAAGCTAAAATGGGTTTAAAACTGATGGAAGAAATGGGCCAGATGGGCAACAGTGAAGAAGCTACTATGCCAGATGATGTACCTTTTGACATTGATGACCTTGACATGGAAGACGAAGACGAGTATAATACTCCACAAGAGTTTGCAGTTGGTGGTATGCCTACTCCTAATCCTAACACTGGTGTGTATTATAATCCTGCTGCAACACCAACAACAGGTGTAGCGGCTGCTCCAACACAAGCAGCGTCACAACAGTTTGTACAGCCAGCACAGCCACAGCAAGCTGCTGTTCCTACAATGCAAGCATATCAACCTGCACAAGTTCCTACGTTTGAAGGTTTTGTAGGGCAGAATATTCCGGGTGTAGACTTTGAATATGTAGACTACACTAATGAAGCAGGTAATGTTATTAAGTTACGTAAGAGTAAGTCTACAGGTCAGTTACTTGACCCTGTTCCTGAAGGTTACTCATATGTAGACCCAGAGGCTACTAAGACAGAAGAAGTAACAACTACACCTACAACACCACAGACTACGAGTGTACGTGATGATAGCGGAGATGACGAAGCGCGGCGGCGTGAAGAAGAAGAAATGTATGGTCCGGGCGGCGCAAGGTTAGGTTTTAAAGACTTTGGCGGTCAAGGTAAAGACACGATATATGGATTGTCTTTTAATAATATGGGTGGTTTTGGCGGTACGGCAGGTGCTTTTCAAATAGCTTCAGGAAAAATACCGGATGATGCTGAAGTAACATTTAAAAATGGTGATGATGTATTTACTGTTACTGGTGAAGAGTATAAAGGAATTAAAAAAGAAGTCGAAGAAGAGGGTACAGATTATTCTTACTTCAGGAAAGTACGCGAGGAAGCACGTAAACGACAGGAAGTTAAAGAAGACATTGCTAGACAGACTAAAGCATTAGATACGTATTTAGAAACTAACTACAAAACTAAAGACGAAAAAGATGAAGCACTGACTCAGTTTGTTACAGATATGTATGAGAATGTTACAGATTTTTCTTTTGGTGAAGAAGACAGTTCCTCAGACAGTTCAGATTCAACAAGTGATGACTCTTACGATGACTACGCTGAATCATTTTCTGCCATAGATAACTTTAATTACGGTTTTAAAGACGGTGGCCTAGCCTCTAAATCAAAACCAAAGAAAACTAAAAAGATGAAGAAGGGTGGACTCGCTTCTAAAAAATAATCCACAATTAGTTGGCTACTCACTCCCCACGCCCGACAGTGTGGCTACAGTGGCCCCAACACGGAGACTACAATGAACGACACAATCATGGCAGAAGAAATGCAGTCAACACCAAAGACTGCTTTTGTGAATAAACCTTACACGCAAGAAGAACGAGTAAAGCGTGATGAGGAAGAACTAGAAGAACTAATGAAAGCCCAGCGGGGTGAAGCGGAACCTGAAGAAGAGGTAGAGGCAGAACCTACTAACGCAGAAGAGAAGACGTTTAAAAAGCGTTACTCTGACTTGCGGCGACACCAACAAAAACAAGCAGAAGAATTTAAAGCTGAACTAGCAGCAATGAAAAGTCAGCTTGAAGCAGCTACTAAAAAAGAAATGAAGTTGCCTAAGTCTGACGAGGACATTGAAACATGGGCAAAAGAGTATCCTGATGTAGCAGCTATCGTAGAAACAATTGCAATGAAGAAAGCACGTGAGCAGTCTAGCGCACTTGAAGAACGTCTTAAAGCAATTGACGAGATGCAAAACACTGCAACAAAAGAAAAAGCAGAAGCAGCACTTATGCAGATGCATCCAGACTTTGATGAAATTCGTGACAGTGATGACTTCCACGAGTGGGCCGAAGAACAACCTAAGTGGGTACAGGACGCACTGTACGAAAACGACAATGACGCACGTTCCGCAGCACGAGCAATTGACCTCTATAAAGCAGATAGAAATATCGGCAAGGCTACTAAGAGCAAGAGTGATAAGGGTGCAGCGGAGGCAGTTGCGCCGAAGAATAAACGCAGCAAGCCACAAGATAATGAGGCTTCTACATATCTGCGTGAATCAGAAGTAGATAAAATGTCTACCAAAGAATACGAGAAACGCTCCGATGAAATCATGGAAGCTATCCGTAGTGGTAAGTTTATTTACGATTTATCTGGTTCCGCACGATAAAAAGAGTTGACAAGTAGTTATTTTTACGTATAACTATAGTCATGTGTAGTGTAAGCAGGGTCGCTCCTTGCTTACCTAACAATCCGCAAACGACAAAAATCTTNAAGATTACCTGATTAACATGGCCTATCGAGTACATTAGTTGCAACTTCTGTATTAGATACACCCTACGTTAGACAGCCTCTGCCAAGAATTGTACTGTTTGCATCTGTACAAATCCAAAAACATAGGAGATGGATTATGGCTTTTCCAAGCGCAGCGGGTTATAACAACTTGCCTAACGGCAATTTTAGCCCAGTAATTTACTCCAAACAGGTGCAGCTTGCATTCCGCAAGGCCGCTGTTTGTGACGCAATTACGAATAACGACTACTTTGGTGAAATCGCAAACTTTGGTGATTCAGTTAAAATCATTAAAGAACCAGAAATCACCGTCAAGGCATACGAGCGTGGCACACAAATCACTGCCCAAGACCTTGAAGATGACGACTTCACACTGACCGTTGACAAAGCAAACTACTTTGCATTTAAAGTTGACGACATTGAAGAAGCACATTCGCACGTTAACTTCCAGTCACTTTCAAGTGACCGTGCAGCTTACCGTCTTGCTGACCAGTTTGACGCAGACGTACTTGGCTACCTGTCAGGTTACAAGCAAGCTGCAATTAGCGGTAACGCTAATGTAGTCAACGACATTGTTAACGGCACTAAAGCTGTAACAACTGCTGGTTCAGATGAACTTCTTGCTTCAATGAAGCTGGACGCATCTGACTTTAACGCAGGTACTGCAGGTCAGTCTATCGGCCTGAAGCCTCGCGGTTCTGAAGCTGTTCCTGCAACTGCTGGTGTAGCTAACCCACTTTCTGTGATTGCACGTATGGCTCGTCAACTTGACCTGCAAAACGTAGACTCACAGGGTCGTTGGTTGGTTGTTGACCCAGTTTTTGTTGAACTGCTTAAAGACGAAGATTCACGTCTGTTTGACGCTGACTTCGGTGGTTCTGGTCTACAGAACGGTTTGGTTCTGAATAACCTGCATGGCTTTAAAGTTCATGTCTCTAACAACCTACCTAAAATCGGTACAGGTCCATCTACTACTGGTGGTACTAACGCTGATAACTTTGGTGTGATTGTTGCTGGTCATTCTTCAGCCGTTGCTACTGCTGACCAAATCAACAAGACTGAAACATATCGTGACCCTGACAGCTTCGCTGACATCGTTCGTGGTATGCATTTGTACGGTCGTAAGATTCTTCGTCCTGAAGGTCTTGTTAACGCCGTTTACAACTTGGTATAAGGGGAGGCTATTATGGGATTGACAAACGCACTGCGGTCAAACGCACAAATGGTCGAAGCATACGTAGACCTAGCTGCTGCTTCAGGAACTACTACAGGTATTTCTGTTCCAGCAGGTACTCTTGTACTGGCAGTTGGCTTTGAGCCTTCAGAGGCTGTTCCAAATGTAACAACTTACACAATGGACATCACTGATGGCACTACTACCTTTGCAAACGACCTTAACTTTGATAATGCCGCTGCTGGCACTATCTTGGTAGGTACAACTGCAGGTCTAGTATCTGCTGCCGATACCATTGACGTTGTTACTACAATTAGCGGTTCACCGGGAGTTATCTCTGGTCGTGTCTTCGCTATTTGTGTAGACGTAGGTACACCAAGCCGGGATAAACCCGCTGCTGTTCCTAACGATGTCATCTAAATGACTAAGTGGGAGACAGGTAACTGCGTAGCGGAAACTTGTCTCCTACCTCTTTTTTATGTAAGGATGCACAATGGCATACACCTACCTAGACATTACTAATGAAGTTATTGCGCGGATGAATGAGGTTGCACTCACTTCATCTAATTTTACTTCTGCCCGTGGCTTTCAGGTACAGTGTAAGAATGCTGTCAACGATGCAATTAATTATATTAACCAGCGAGAATTTGGCTGGCCTTTTACTCACAGCACCCACACAGAAACATTAGTGGCTGGTCAAACACGTTATACTATTCCTGCAGATACACAGTCCGTAGACTATGATACTTTTAGAATTAGTAAAGACGACAGCCTTGCAGTAAGTGGTGTTACATTACGAATACTGGACTATAAAGAATATACTCAAAGATACATTGAACAGGAAACTACAGCAGACGTAGGTGCTGTTCCTATTTATATATTCCGCAGCCCAGACAACAACTACGGTTTATTTCCATATCCAGACAAAGCATATGAATTAAAGTATGAATACTATAGAAAGCCAATTGCATTATCTGCAGCAACAGATGTCCCTACTGTTCCTGAACAGTATCGGCAAGTAATTGTAGATGGTGCTACCGCATACGCATATCAGTATCGCGGAGAAACACAGCAGTATGGAATTAATTTCTCACGGTTTGAAGAAGGCATCAAACAAATGCAATCTATTTTGTTGAACCGTGCCGACTATGTTAGGTCTACGTATATCCCTTACTCACAAAGGTATGGTGCTGGTACGAGTGTATTTTAGAGGTTTAAATGGCAGATGAATCCGGCCTTAATCCCTTTGTGTTTGCCTGTCAAGGTGGTCTTGTTCTTGACCAATCAACCTTTGCAATGCAACCGGGAATGGCACTTGAACTAGAGAACTTTGAACCTGCCACTACTGGTGGTTATCGCCGTATTCTAGGATACGAAAAGTGGAACACTAACATTGTTCCAGAGGACCAAAGTGCTAATGAAGCAGTTTTAATGTCTGCTTATTTTAAGGGTAGTGTTATTGCTGCTCGTGGTCGTAAGGTACATAAAGGGGCTACAGGTAGCGGTGCTTGGACTGAGATTGACTCAGGCAGAACAGGCGCAGGACGCTACACTTTCTTTCGTTATACCCTAGCAGGTACAGAGTATATTGTATGGGCTGATGGTGCTAATAATGCGAGTAAATATGATGGCACTACTGTTACAGATTTAAATGCTACAGGCGCACCCGCTGACCCTAAATATGTTACGGGCTTTAAAGAAGCATTATTTTTTGCAGGTATGTCTGCTACACCGCAAGAGTTAGTTTTTACAGCACCATATACTGATAGCGATTTCAGTGTCGCTAATGGGGCTGGTTCCATATCAGTAGACAGTACAATAACTGGCTTGTTTCCTTTCCGAGACCAATTGTACGTCTTCTGTGAGGAACGAATTTTTAGGCTGGTTGGTAATAGTCTTGCTGACTTTCAACTGCAGCCTGTCACCAGAGAGATTGGTTGCCTTAACGGATTTACCATTCAAGAATTTGCAGGTGACTTGGTATTCTTAGGACCAGACGGACTGCGTACAGTAGCTGGTACAGAGCGTATCGGTGACGTGGAACTAGGTACAATCAGTCGTGCTGTACAAGAACGATTTGAAGGTCTATCAGACGTAGATGAGTTTGATAGCGTTATCATACCTGACAAGACACAGTATCGTATTTTCTTTTCTAATGCAAGTACGCCACGCTCTACTACAACAGGCGTTATCTGTGTGCGTAAGGGTGATACATACGAGTTTGCAGACCTTAAGGGTATTAGGCCAAGTAGTACAGACAATCTAGTCATTGCAGGTGAAAGCATTATTCTTCACGGAGACTTTGACGGTTACGTGTATCGTCAAGAACTAGGCAATGATTTTGATGGCAGTGTTGTAACAGGTAAGTACCGTTCACCGGATTTGACTATGGGCGATGCAGGTATCCGTAAAACATTTCAACGTGTAATTATTAACTATGCACCAGAAGCAACAGTTAGTGCAGACTTACTTGTAAGATACGATTACGAAGCACCTAACGTACCTAGACCAGCGGCTTACCCGTTTGATACTACTACTTCAGTGGCTGTTTATGGTTCATCTNCCTACGGTACAGCAACATACGGTGGACAGTCTAACCCACTAATAAGACAACCCATTGAAGGTTCAGGTTTTGCAATTGCATTACGAGTTAACGATAGAGGCACATCAGCCCCATATTCATTAAAAGGATTTCAGCTAGAGTTTCAAGCTGACGCAAGGAGATAATAAATGGCAGGTTATACTAGACAATCCACTTATGCTGACGGTGACATTATTAATGCATCCGACAGTAATGATGAGTTTAACCAAGTACTAGCAGCATTTGAAAATACAACAGGTCATAAACATGACGGTACAGCAGCAGAAGGTCCGGTCATTGGTTTGATTGGAGACCCCGGCTCTACTGCGCCTAAAAATAAAGTTGTAGTTGACAATCCTGACAATGAAATACAGTTTTCTATTGATGTAGGTGGCGCAAGCACAGAACAACTTGTAATTAAAGACGGTGTTATTGAACCTACTACAGATAACGACATTGACCTTGGTTCATCTAGCAAAGAGTTTAAAGACCTATATCTTGACGGTACTGCTAATGTAGATGCCCTTGTAATCGGNACAGCAGCCGCGCTGACAGACGTTGACACTGACCTTAGTAGTGTATCAGCTTCAGACGACACAGTAGCCTCTGCCAAGGCTATTAAGACATACGTAGATGCACAGGTTACTGCACAGGATTTGGACTTTGCAGGTGATACAGGTGGCGCACAGAACGTGGACCTTGACAGTGAGTCGCTTACTGTAGCAGGTGGAACTGGTATTGATACTGTAGGCTCTGCTCAAACTCTTACAGTAGCTATCGACAGTACTGTTGCTACCCTTACTGATACACAGACCCTTACAAATAAAACTATTGATGTAGACAGCAACACAGTATCNAACATTGAAGTAGATAACTTTAAAGCTACTGCAATNGTAACTGAGGCCGAAGGTCTTGCTTCTAGTGACAACGACACTAGCTTGCCTACTACTGCCGCAGTTAAAGATTATGTAGATACACAGGTAACTGCACAAGACCTAGACTTTTCTGGAGACTCAGGTGGTGCGCAGAATGTTGACCTAGACAGTCAGTCACTGACTATTGCTGGTGGCACAGGTATTGACACTACAGGTTCTGCACAAACAATGACTGTCGCTATTGACAGCACAGTGGCTACACTAACAGGGTCACAGACACTTACAAATAAAACCTTGACAAGCGGTGTACTGAACGGTACAATAAGTGGAACTTCTATTAAAGACGAAGATGATATGTCTTCTAATAGTGCTGACCACTTAGCTACACAGCAGTCAATCAAAGCATACGTAGATACACAAGTAGCTACTGTACCCGTAGGTGACATTACTGCTGTAGTAGCAGGTGATGGTCTAACAGGTGGTGGTACATCTGGTGATGTTACACTTAATGTTGTAGGTGGTGCAGGTATCACAGCAAGTGCTGATGAGATTGCTATTGACTCTACTGTAGCTACACTGACAGGTACACAGACACTTACAAACAAGTCTATTGATGCTGCACAGCTTACTGGCACAGTAGATAATGCACGTTTAGATGCGCAGCTTCAAGATGTAGCTGGACTAGCAGTAACAGATGGTAACTTTATTGTTGGTGACGGTGCTAACTTTGTAGCGGAGTCAGGTGCTACTGCGCGTACTTCATTGGGACTAGGAACTGCGGCTACATCAGACAGCACAGACTTTGTTGCTGTAACTGGTGATGCAATGACAGGTGACTTGTCTTTTGGCGACAACAACAAGGCCATCTTTGGTGCTGGCAGTGACCTTCAGATTTATCATGATGGGTTACACAGTAGGATTGTTGATGCGGGGAATGGTCGTCTTACGATTGAAACAAACGGTGACAGCATACGGCTGACTAAAGGTACGTCAGAAAATATGCTGATTGCCACACCCGACGGCTCTGTTGACCTTTATCACAATAACCTTCCCAAACTCTCCACCACCTCTAGCGGCATTGACGTAACAGGCAGTGTGACGGCTGATGGGCTGACGGTTGATGGCAACGTATCAATAGACGGCGGCACGATTAAACTGGACGGCAATTATCCAACAGGCACAAGGGTTGTTGGTGTTGGTGATACAGCACTTGCAAATGTAGAC